GTGATATTGGCGATTCAGCCCATTCAGCAACAGGTTCTCACGTGGTTGGTTTTGATAGTGATGCAGACCTTCGGAAAATTCCGGTATTGATTGATAGCGTAACTTATTATCTTTTAGTTGGGACGCCAGCGGAGACTGCCGACTAATTTTATTTTATAGGAGATGGATTATGTTAGTAAATGTTAATCAAGTATTAAAAACTATAGATGGACAAACAATGAAGGATTCAGATGGAACTGGAAATGCTATTGATGCTACAGTTAAACTAGCAATAGTTAATGCAGTATTAAGTCCTGTTCAGAAGGAGAATGGAATTGAGAAGGTTAGAAAATTCGATTTAGCTCAGCGAATTTATAAGGAAGATGATGTAGAACTAACGGTGGAAGAAATCAGTCTTATTAAAGAGAGAGTAGGAGAGGTTTTTCCGCCGTTAGTAACTGGGCAGGTATGGAATATTTTGGAAGGCAAGGAAAGTGGCGTATAAAAATAAGGCCGACCAAAAAGCCTATAGTAAAAAATATTATCAAGAACATAAACAACAAAGATTGGAAGCGGGTCAAAAATATTATAAAAAAATTAAAGGACTAAAACTGAAGTATGCAAAGAACTATCGAGAGTTACATCCTGAAGTAAAAAGAAAAAGCATTTTGAAGTTAAGGTTTGGATTGTCTTTGGAAGATTATAATAGAATGTTTGTTAAACAACAAGGATGTTGTGCTATTTGTAGCAAACATCAATCCAAATTAACAAGAGCATTAGCAATCGACCATAACCATATTTCAGGACAGATAAGAGGATTATTATGCGGTTCTTGTAATGCTGCTATAGGAGCATTGGACACAGATAGTGGAGTTAAATTGTTGCAAAAGGCAATAGAGTATATAAAGGATTATGATAAAGTTTAGTTTATAAATTATTATCTATATAATGAGATAGATTATTAAGTTTGATCTGTCTCCTACCGATTGGCGGGATGCACTGGTAACTCCATTCTCCCGCCGGTCGGAATTTATTAATGTAGCCTCGCCAGAGGCTTGGGAGGTTTTAAATGGCGGCAACATTTACAACGTCAGTTTTAGCCCAATTAACTGGGTTAGGTAAAGAACTTACGTTTGCAGAAAAAGGTACAGACGAAACTACTCCAACTGCTGGTACATATAATTATAGAACAATCGCTGATGCTGATACAGCCGAAGCTCTTGATTTGGGCGATGTAACTACTGTTACTGCTATTGTTCTTTATGCTATTGATTATGACGTTTTAATTGATACAACTTATGTTAGTTCATTTAGTTCAGAATTAACAGCTAAGGCAGGTGGAATACCAGTTGTTATTACTTATCCAACTGGAACTGTATACGTTCAAGGTGAAACTGGCAAAACTTCAAAATTTGAATATTTGGTTATAGGAACTACGTAAGATTAGGAGGAATAATGGCAAGTCTTATTTTGACATTTCAAGACGTCTACACCAGAGTAAGTGACTTTCTTGGTATAGGAACCTCTCCTGCTGGTACAAATCTTACTAAAGTTAAGGATATTACTTATAGAGCTTATAGGAAGTTTTTATTTCCATATAATCCACAAACTCGTCAAATTTATATCTGGAGTTTTCTTAGACGTACTGGTTCAATAGAAACATCAATAGGTAAGTATGATTATAGATTACCTGATGATTTTGTTGGTTTAGTTTCTGGGTTTAAGTTTGATGCAGGTGAAAACAAAGATAATCCACAGAGAATAGATATATCTAAATTTAGAGCACTAAGAAGTATATCCGTTACAACTGATACTCCAGAATATTATGCTATTACTTCTAGTCCTTATGATGCCGATGCTGGGGTATCTTATGAGGTTTGGTTCTATAAAACTCCAGATGCCGTATATATTTATAAGTATGAGTATATTTTTGATCCAGTTAAACCATCAGAAACAACTGATATATTTGTAGGTGGAGTAAGGGGTTCAGAAGTAATAATGCAACTCGCATTAGCAATAGCTGAGTTACAAGAAGATGATATTGCTGGCCCACAGAATGATAAAGCTGATATGATGCTCGCTGCATTTATAGCTTATGACCAACAGTATATTCCTAATGCTATGGAAAACGATCCTGATATAGTTCAAAGCATCCCAAACTTTAGACGCGAGGCTTTATTAAGATCACTGCAACCACCTGCGACTGGGGGATAATATGGCTAACTTAGAATTAACTTTTGAGGGCTTGTACAAAGCAGTAGGTAGGTTTCTTGGTTGGGAAGACCCTACAGATAAACAACTACGAATAGTTAAAGATATAATCTATCGGGCTTATCGTCAATTTTTATATCCCATCGACAGGCGAACAAATAGACAACATCGCTGGAGTTTTCTTTACAAACATGATGTATTAAAAACTATACCTGATAAATGGGAATATGTTTTACCACCAGATTTTGCTAATGAATTATTGTTCTTTGAGCACGATACTAATACATCTTATACAAGACCTGTATTTAAAGATTATGCAGATATATTAAGATTTAGAGCATTAAGCAATTCAAGTAGTTATCCAAGCTGCTTTGCTGTTCGCACTGGTAAATATGATAAAGAAGTAGGGCAACAATATGAAGTAGTATTTTATGAAACACCTAATGGTGTCTACACTATGCCATACTGTTATATCTTTACTCCTGCTAAACCAGATAACACTACTGATTTATTAATAGGTGGGATAAGGAGTACAGAAGCAATACTTGAATCTTGTTTTGCAATAGCAGAATTACAGGAAGATGGTGCTATTAGTGTTCATCATCAGAAATCAATGGATTTAATACAACAATTAATTATACAAGATGTTCCATTATTAGCTGACAGCGTTGGGCTTAATTTAGACCCATCAGTTAGTAAACAAGATTGGTCACGGTATCTTGAACCGTTGACAAGTAATGATGTATATTATGGAGATTAATAATTACAGAGGGGGTTGTCGGATGTACCCCATATCCCTTAATGGGAAGAAAGAGAGTTAAAATGAGTGCAGGTAATTTTCAGCAAGAAAAAAAAAGAAATTATCAATTAAGAGCAAAACGAGTAAATGAGGATTATATTATTAAGACAGGGACTTCAACTTTCAATGGCATCATTGATAACCCTGTTTGTATATATAACCCTGCTGCCGATATTGCTCTTACATTAAGTGACGGTAGTTATATCGGCCAGGAACAATTAGTAGTAGTTGAGGCAAATACATCTGATAAAGATGCTGTTCTTACAGTTACTACTTCAGCTAGTGCTAGTGAGGATGTTATTACTCTTGAAGATGCTGGCGAGTATATTTGGTTTATATGGACTGGTACAGCTTGGGATATGCAAAACTATGTAGGCTGTTCATTAGCATAAGGGGAATATAATGGGAACAAAATATGCAAATACAAATGCTAATACTATATCGTCATCTGGTGGTCATGTTAGAGTTACTATAGCGTCCACTATTGGACAAGGTAATGGTGGTACTTCATTAGTTTGTAAAGGTTGCCTTGTTTCCTGTCCATCTAATAATACAGGGCCGGTAAGAATGGCACTTGGTGAGGCGGCAAGTGCTACGGTAGGAATTGAACTTCCAGAAGCGGCGTATCAAATACCATTTATTCCTGTAGATGATGTATCTTTCTTGTATTTTTATTCTGCTACTAACGGGGATATTATTGATATAGCCTATTTTAGGGGATAACTAATGGCTGTTTATTCAGAAAAAAATAAGAAAGAATACTTAAAATATTTTGAACGTACTAAGAAACAAGGAAGGCGGCCTCAAACATTTGCTTTGTGGCGTAAGATAAAACGTATGGGAGGTTCGAGACAAACACAAGGACAGCTTCGAGGTTTAAGTCAGTCGGATGCTGAGATGCTACATAAAAAATTTGGGATGAAATAATGGCAGTTCAAGAAATAAATCTACCTCTTGGGGGACAGTCGGAAGGGTTCCAACCAGATAAGCAGCCAGTTGCTACAACAGGATATTGTCAAAATATAAGACCTCGTGATGTGTTGGAAAACAAGTTACGTATTGGTCAAAGACCTGGATTAAAGAAAGCATATAACCAGCAGATTGGCGGAGATG